TGATCGTTTGCTCGTCGCCCTGATCCCCGATCTTTTGTGAAAAGGCTGTTTGTGTCGTGCTCATGCGAATCCCAAGGTGCCTGTTGTCAGCCCACCAGTTTTAAGGGCCGTGTTTTTTGAGATGGTTTGAAGAAGGGAGGTATGCCGCCTGTTTTCCTGGAGAACCGGGTCGACCGAACCGCCGCCAACCGATACGCCGCCGCCACCAATTTTGAAAAGTGTCTGTGCAAACGCCGCGCCGAGTTTGCGCTTCGGCTCTTCCGTCATGTCCTCGGTGGGGGCCTGCTGGCCCGGCTTGTGTTCCTTCTCGTATTTATCGGCGGCAGCTTTGTTCGCTTCGATGGCGGCGAAGGTGGAGTCAATGGCGTTCCCCATTTCCTTCTCCGTGTCCCCGGTCTCGAACACCTTCGGTGCGCTGGCGTAGCCTTTGGCGAAAGCATCGCCGATATTCTTCAAAGCATCGCCCGCCCGCTGCTTGATCGCGTCCGCGGCGGGCGAGAGTTTATCGCCACCGGCGTCCCTGTTTTTCTGGCCTTTTTCCCTGATCTTATTCGCCTCGTCACTGATCGCCTGAGCGCCCTTGCCGATCTTCTCGCCGACAAGGGGTATACCCTTCATTTTCTCAAGCAAGAGCGCGATGCCGTCCAGCAGGAAGGCAATGAACCCTTCCGCGATGCCCATGATGCTGTCGCCGAGGCCAACCCAGAAATCTGCCGTGGTCGCGATCTGAAAGACGGTGATGGCGTTCTTGAAACATTCGATGATGTATTGCCCGAACGCGTACACGCAGCCAATCAGGGCCGCTTCCAGAAAATTAACCGCGTTTTCAAACGAGAGAATCACCGAGTCGCCGAGGATCGTGCTGAGGTTTCCAGAGGAAAAGGCGGTGACCAGGAACGCGATCACGTCGCCGATCTGCTCGCCCATCTTCGAGAAATCCATTGCCGCGAAAGCGTCCATCAGCGGTTTGATGGCAGGGGCGATCTCCGCCGCCATGCCCACGAAGAAACCCTGGAGCTTGATGCCGACCGCGTTGAGCTTGGTGGTGATGTCGTGGAAAATGGCCGAGTTGTCGTCGAGAATCTGCGCCTGGTTGCCGATCATCTTTGCCGCCTCGTCCATTGCGCCTGAATTGGCGAACATGGAGAGCATCGCCTGGCCGTTCTTCCCGAAAAGCTGCATCGCATACGCGCTGCGCTCGGTCGGGTTCTGAATCCGCATGATCGCGTCGCCGACGGTTTTCATCTGCTCTGCGGCGCTCATGTTGCCGAGCGATTTCACGTTGACCCCGAGTTTGCGGAACGCCTCGCCGTCGCCAGTTGCAGCCGCGCTGACAATCGCCTTCCGCAATTTGCCAAGGGACGGCCCGACCTTGTCTGCTTCCATGCCGTTTTCCTCGAACGCCTGCCGCAGCACCATCAAATCTTTGACCGCGCTACCGGTGGCGTTGGAGAGGTTGTTCAGCTCGTTCCCCACATCGAGCGCCTTTTTGAGCCCGACCGCGATTGCCGAAGAACTGATCGCCGCAAACGCGCCCGCGACGATCTCCTTCGTCCCGATAACCGAACTGTGCAATTCCTTCAGGCTGTTCTGCGCGTTTTTGACGCCGCTGCTGAACAGTCCTGTCTTGAGAATCAGTTCTGAGATGATGTTGCCCATTTATCGAAACCCTGCGTCCCGCCCTGATTTCTTTTGAAAATGATCGAGTTGGCGGTTCATTGCCCCTGTGCGCTTGTCAAGCGCCCGCTGGACACGACGCACGAGGTCTTTGACGTTCGAGGCGAATTTCACGGCGTTGGTGATCGTGATCCGGGATTCGTTGAGGCCGAACGAAACCTTGATGCTGCCGCGCCCGGTGCCGTGTCGTGAAATCCAGTCCGGCACTTTCGCGCCGAGCTTCGCCGCCGCTGCATTCCAACCGCTGGCCAGGATACCAACCTTCTCCAATTCCTTTTTGATGTAGGCGGCAAGACCCGACACCTTGATTTTGTATTTGAGATTCCGTTTATTCACCCGGCCCGTCTGCCGGTCGCGGAACCTGGCGTGAATGTCGGCGGGATCAGTGCATGCGTCCCTGGCACTCGATTGCCGCATGATTTTACTGATGTCATTTTTGATCGCGGTTTCACCGCCTTTCCGGTTCGCCTTGAAATCTTTGTTCGGCGGGGTGATCAGAATGGCGTCTTTCACGAACAGCCGTGCCTGATCCTTAATCACGGCCTCGCTGGTCTTGCGGGAATTGGCGGCGAACGCCTGGAGCGCCTTTACAAAAGCCCTGTCGTCGATTTTCAGTTCAGCACTCATAAATCGTCATCCTCACAATCACGGGCTATCACCGATTCCAAATGCTCCATCTGGGTTTTTCCATCTGGCATTGGCTTCATCGTCCAGCAATTCATGGCCCGCAGAGCGCAGTGGTTGTATTGAAGCACCTCGCTCAGTGCCAATTCCCAGAGAATAAAATCCCGCGACCAGCCGGTTTCTCGCGCCAGGGCAAACACGCGTGACGCCGTCTGCCCCGGCTCTATGAGTTTGGGGGCGCGTCCTCGGGTTTATCACCGGGCTTGGACTGCACCTCGACATAGGCCGCGCCTGCCTCCGACATGACGCGCTGAATTTCCTGCACGGCCTCCGGGATTGCATTCAACGGCAACTCCATCGAGAACGGCAGCACGTATTCGTCGTAGAAATTCGGCGACTGAATGGCTTTCAGAACGGTCTGGACCGGCTGCGACTGGATGTAAAGGAACGCGATGATCTGCCGCTGCTTTTCCTCGTCGTCCAATTCGTCCAGCTTCGCGTCGCCGGTAATCATGGAGAGTTTGGTTCTGCGGCAGATGCTCAGGCTGCCCAGTGAGAACGGGCGCAGTTTCAGGCCCAGAACGTCTGATTCACTCGGGGCGATGAATGGGGCTTCGATGGTGTCGTTCATAGGAGTGCCAGAATTTTGTCGCGCATAGCCGCCTCGCAGCCTTGCGGGATGAATGCGATTTTATTGCCGCGCCGAACCATCAAGAGCGCTTTGTTGAGTCTGATCTTATCCCGGAGTCGCTGGTTGGTTTCGTGCATCCATGCCATGTAAGCGATGGGGTGGTGCGGATTACCGGTTCGCCATTGCGTGTCCCTGAACCGGTGGACGAATTCCGCCGTGGAAATGCGCTCAGGTTCGAACTTCGGGAGGAATTCCACTTCGCAATCTTTCAGGCACCAGATGGTCTGCCGTTTCACGTCGTCGCCCGAGCCTTCGAGCGTCTGGATGAACGGCTGGTCTTCCGAGAGTCGGATACCGCTGGTGGTGGCCGCCGCGACGAGAGCCGTGTTCGGGCTTTTCAACGGCGGGAGATTGTCTTTAAGAACGTGGAGCTTGCGCTCGCGGGTTGTGCTTTCCGTCATTGGGATGTGTTGGGATTGCGTAATTACGCGTTGGGATAGTTCGTGCCGGAGTATTCGTAGCTGTCGAAATCGTCGTTTTTCTGGGATTGCTTCACCTTGAGAATGAGAGTGGTTCCACCGGTGATGGCTGCGATTCCTGCCGCGCCGATGCCGACCGCCACGCTCGGGGTGCCTCGCCCTTTCACCGAAAACTCGATGATCGGGTCAAACGTCTGTCCCTGGCCGAAGGTGCCGTCGGTCGCCTTGATGATCTTCTCCTCGAGCTTGGTTTCCCACTCGACGGATTCCAGCAAAGCGCCGGTGGCCTGGGTGATGCCGATGTCTGTTGGTCCGGAAGGCATGATGTTAATGTGCTGCTGATGCGTATTTCACGCCGGTGGTTTCAAAGGTGGGGAAATCGTCGTTCGCCTCGCTGTTTTTAACCGAGGTCACCTTGACCGTTCCGGCGACCATTGCGCCCGCCGCTACGGCGGTTGTCATGTCGAGGCCGCGTCCTTTGATCGTGACGGTGGTCTTGATGGTTTTGCTCGTTACCGCACGGCAGGTTGTGCCGGTCTGATCCTTGATCGTTTTCGCTTCGACCTCGTCCTCAGAACTGGATTCCTCCACAACGCCGCCGGTTGGCGGGGTGAGTCCAAAATTACTGGTGATGCCAAAAGTCGCGGGCATGCACATGCGGCTGTGTCAACCTCTACAGGGGGGAGAAATCCAGCAAATAGGGATTGTTCTTGTTTTGGAATCCCTGAAAGCCAAAATGCATTGAAAAAGAAGCTGTCTATGTCCAAAAATAAACTTTCCCCCTCCCGCAGTTTGGCGGCAAAGGTCATCTTTGCAGCACTCCAGATTCTCAAGGAAAAGGGGGGCGAAGCTGCTGGGCGAGACGTAATCGCAGAAGTCGAGAAGCGGGTTTCCCTCGACGAATGGGCCAAAGCAACCTACGAGAAATCGGGCTACATTCGCTGGCAGTCGATTCTCCACTTTTTCAGCATCGATTGCATTAAGGCTGGTTTTCTAATAAAGAAAAAAGGGGTTTGGTATCTGACGCCCGAGGGAGAGAAGGCGCTCAAACTCGGGGACGAGGGACTATTAAGGGCAGCGACCGATGCATACCAAAAATGGAAAGAGGAGAACCAACCACAGGAAGGAAATGGAGATCAGGACGTTAGCGAGAAGGGGCAGCAGGGCCAAGAGGCGACGATTCACGAAATCGAGCAACTCGCAATTGAGGGTCTTAAAAAACAGATTGATCTGAAAAACCCTTATGAGTTTCAAGAGCTTGTTGCCGCACTGCTGCGAGGCATGGGTTACTATACGCCGTTCGTTGCACCGAAGGGAAAAGACGGAGGAATAGACGTTATTGCATATCGTGACCCTCTCGGAACAGTATCACCTCGAATCAAGGTTCAGATCAAACACCGAGATACTGCAGCTACGGTGCAAGAGGTTCGTCAATTGATGGGTCTGCTCCAGAAGGACGGCGACGTGGGAATGTTCGTTTCTTCGGGTGGCTTTACCAGCGATGCCACAACCACTGCACGTGGAGCACATATACATGTAGAACTAGTTGACGGGGGGCGCTTCATCGCTCTTTGGCAGGAGTTCTATCCAAAGCTCACCGATGAGGATAAGAGCCTTCTGTCCCTCGTGCCACTGTTCTTCTACGCACCTTCCGTGTAGGGGCTAATTTAACTCTGAGTATCAACTCCGGCAACGATCTCGATCTCCGCTACCCAGCGTTTCTGCTCAATCGATGTTTGTGATTTGCGCACGAAATATCCGCACAATCCCATGCCATTGAGCTGTAGCCCGGCGGCGACCGCAGACTCATCCTCCAGCCAGGTGCGCACGGCGTTGAGGCGTTCGTCATGGGCCGCACGGTCATTATCGAAAGCCGGGGTTTCCAGCCGAAAATCGACGGTCGCTTTCCACAGCGGCCCCACCGTGTGTTCGCAATCGGGGCAATGGACAATGATGGAGGACCCCTCGGCTGTGTTCTCGTCGCCCGACACGCCGGTATGCTGCTCAACCCCGACGAGTTCCGGGAGCCCCCCGACCGCCGCCAGGAATGCGGATTCAATGGCGGTGTTCATTTTACTTGTACTGTGAGGGTGACCATCGGATAGGCCGGGGATTCGCTGACCTTTGAAATCCGGTAGGTTTTGCCGTCGAATTGGATCGGTTCGTTCACCTTGGGTCGGGTGGTGCCCAGCGCAGCCTTGGCAATCTTGACCGTGAAATCGTATTCCTCGCCGAACCCGCCGATTTGCAGGGTGTCCGAGGATTCAATGGAAGTGATGATCGCCCGGTAGGTGCGATTGTTCCAGGCCACCGGTTCACCGATCTCCGCAACGATCCCGGCGAGATCAGCGGCTTTTTCTTCCTTTAGCGACATGCCCGAGAGCGGGTGTCAACGCTCCCTGAGGCTCAAAACGCCGTAACACGGATCGCATTTCTCGGGATTATGGCCTGCGCATTTGATGATTTCGGTGATGAATGCCGGGGCAATGCACTCGACACTTAATCGTGCGCCATCTAAGTAAAGAAACAATGCCATCACCATCGAACATACTCAGAGAGCACGGTGTATTTCTCGCGCACTGCTCCTCTTACCCGCAGCTCTACGCAAGCGATCTCACCGCACATCTCGGGCCGTTGGAAAGGCTAACTAATGCTGCTCAATCCCAACTTGGGTTGTCATGTTCGACTATAGGACCTTATGACTCCTTCAATAACCGCAATTTCACTGGCAAGATCGGCTTGATTCTCGTTCCGCCTTCTTTTGACGCTATTACCCACGCCACACCGAAGGACGGCGGCACATCGGCACCAGCGAAGCGTGGTGACCCACGCGAACCGTTGCCAAAATTCCCAATCACCGAGCAGCTACTCCGGACAGCGATCAAACATCGTCCAAACAACGAACACAACGAGGTTTGCTTAAAGGCATACCATGTGGTTGGTGTCTTTATGTGCCCGCCGGTTGATTTCACACCGAAAGTTGGTGACACTCCCATCAGAGTGACCGAACCCGAGATTGTCGATGCGCTTCCGAATCAACGTTTCTTCCTGCTAGACGCTTCGAAATTACACGAGGTTTCCTATGATTGTGCTATTCAGAAATTTGTCTCCACAGGCAATGCCTATTCGCACGGAGATATTAATCGTGAGGCCAATGTCTAACAATGCACTCCAGAAAACCTCCCCATCAGCCTTTACTGCAACGGTCTTCACGTTTGAGGACTGCCTGTCGTGATCACCTGAAACTGAACGGCTAGCAAAAAGCCCCCGCGCCGTTTCCGACGCGAGGGCTTTGAATGGAAACCTGCGCCAATCAGGGCGTCAGGGTGGACCCAGTGGGCAGCGCGGACACAATCCGCTCCAGCACCGGCACGTTGCCGGTTGCGAAGCCATACATCAGCGTGAAGCTGATTTCCTGCTGGCCGAGCCGCCCGTCGTAACGGTCGCGGACCTGGATGGAAAGACCGGTGCGCCGGTCGCTCACCACGTCGATCTGCGTGTCGCCGGTGAATTCGGGCACATCCGGAACGCGGGCCGCCATGATGAGGCCTTCGCGGATGCCCGCAATGCCCACCAGGTTTTCCCCGTTATTCGGCAAAGCCGAGTATTCCGTGACGGTGAACCCGTTCACGTTTGGCAGCATGCCGGTCACCACAACGTCGGCCACTTGCGGGGCGATGTAGGCTTTATACAGAGCCTCATCCTTCTGGAGCGCGTTGTAATAGTCGGAATTGACGAAGATGAAGCGGCCAAGTTGAGGCACATAGCGCTTATTGAGCGTGGTGCCGATATCGACCACCGTGTTGCGTCCAAAGCTTCCCGCCGCAACAGCGGTCGTGTTCGGGAAGTTCGCGGCCAGGATGAGGCCGAAGAGATCGTCGCACACTTTGCGGCCAAGAGCGTAAGCCACCTTATCGGCATACATCAGATTCAGGTCGAGCTCACTCGTGGATCGCTCCTCGTCCGTGATGGCGTATCCCGCATAAGCGTGGTTGTTGATCTTCACCTTCACGTCCACCATTGCCTGGGCATCGGGGAGATAGCCCACTGCCGGATTGAAAGCCTGAGCCACCGTCGGCTGGACGATGTGCGTGATGATGTCCTGGTTGAACTTCACTGATTGATCGCTGAAATCCGTCGCGATCCTGGTTAGGACCGGGAATGTGGCGAGCAGCGTGGTAAGCGCCGTTTGTGCAATCAACGGGCCGTTTACTGTTCCGTCGGAGTTTTGGATGACTGGCATAATTTAGGATGGTGAAGGAAATTGAACTGAGCCTTGGGATTGGTTACCGCTTGTTGAGAAGGGGTCTGATGTGCGCTTCGAAGTAGGTGGCTGCCTCTTTTGGCTTCTTGGTTTGAACCAGCGCCTTGTGGGCGGAGATGTGTTCCTCAAGAGTGGATCGGCCCGCGTTGATGGCGGCGTCCCCAGCGGGAGTCACCTTTGCCGGAACCTGAGTGCCGGTGCTGGCGACGATCTGCGCGGATCGTAAAGCGGCCCGTTTTTCGATGTCCTGTTCCGCAGCCTCAAGTTCAGCATTGCGGGAGGTGACGGATTCGATGGATCGGCGGGCGGTGATGAGATCGGCGCTCAACTGCTCGCGTTCGGCGCTCAGGGTGGCGAGTTGAGTTTTAAATGCTTCGGCGGCGGTGGATGCCTCGCCCATAAGATTGGCGCTGGCTTGCGCGTCGGCTTCGAGCGTCTGGACGCGAGAGAGCGCTTCCTGCAATTGTTCCTCGATTGGTTTGCTCATTGCCTGAGAGGGCGTGTCAACCCGGCGGGCCTGGGATTGAAATGAAACGTGATAGGAACGCAGTCGTTGCATGGCTTCGCCGCGATCACGGACAACACCGGCCAGGTTCATCCGCTGGGCCTGTTTGCCGGAGAAATCCTGTCCTTCCATCGCGTCGGTCGGGATCTTCCGGCCACGAGCGAGAACCGCCGCGTAAAAATCCCCAGCGGTTTCCTCAATGTTGGACTGGATGAATTCGCGCTGGGCGTCGGTCAACGAAACGCCGGGCGTGCCGATGCTCTTAAACTTGCCAGCGGCGAATACCTCGACCTTTATCCCCTCATTTTTCAGGGCCTCGGAATCGTCAACCACCGGCTGGATGACGCCGATGGAACCAACCCGGGCGCTAGGGGTGACGTAAATGGCCTGTGCCTGTGAGGCGACCCAGTAGGCCGCAGAACACATGAGGCCTGAACTGAAAGCGTAGACCGGTTTTTTACGGTTCACATCCGCGACAGCTTGGGCAAGCTCGGGTGTGCCGGTGACGGTGCCGCCAGGGGAATCGATATCCAGAAACACGGCCTCGATGTCGGGCCGGTCACCAGCTTCGCGCACGGCAGTGCAGATTTCCTCTGAATCCGTGGCGTTAAAAAGAATCTGCGAGAACAGATCCGGCTTTCGAATCATCGGCCCGTTCATGGCGACCACGCCGACGCCGTCCTCGAGACTCAGAAGCGGCGACCGGGAAAGCGAGGGAAGTGGGGTGCGATTGTCGAGGAACGCATGCGCTGCCACGGTCATCGCCCGGAATGCGTCGGGCGTGATGAGCCAGGGTTGTTTGAGAAGAAGGGTTTCTGCAAGCGTCATGCCGAAGGCGGCGTGTCAAATCCTCAACCTCCCGGCTTCACGGGTTGTTTGGGCAGGACAACATCATCCTCAGCTTGCTCCGTGAGGACCACTGCCCCGGTGCTTGGGCGGTATAGCATTTCCAACGGAACGCTGTATTTCGTCGCGAGGTCGATCATGAGCCGCGCGTCTTGGGCCCGGATTTCCGCCTGCTCCTCAAAGTCGAGCCCGAGTTCGGCGTAAGATTCGGAAAGTGTTTTCAGGCCAGTCTCGACATCCGCCCGATTCTGCTGCGCTTCCCGCCCTGCATCCACGGTCACGCGCTTTGGGCGTTGCCAGCGCACCTTGTGCCAGCCGGGTTGCGCGGGAAGTTCGCGCTGCGCAATTGCATCCCCAATTACATAAGCCCAAACCGGGAGTAAAAACCTCTGGATGAGAATGAGCTGGCGGTAGGAGAATCGCCGGTCGGCCTTGGCCACGACGAGCCGCACCCCCGCTCCGCCTATTTTTGACGAGTCAGCTGCAAATTCAAACGGCAGCACACCCAGTGCGGCGTCTCGGCGAAGGTGTTCAAGGAAGCCTGTGAAGGTGGGCGACGGGCGCTTGGATTCAAATGAATCGATGGACTCGTTTGGTTTAAGCGCCACGAGTTTTCCCCCGACGATCTTTTGCAGCGCCACAGGGTCGCTCGGGTCCTGGTTGCCAGTGCCAGTCACAGGAAGTGAGAAATCGCCATCCTCGCCGATCTCACCCCGGTCGGTTTTGATAACTCGGGAAATGTCGGCATTGTCTTTGACCGCGTGTTTTTCCAGCGCCAGCAATTCCATCTCGTCCAGGATATGGTTGATGGAGTGCTGCACCGTGGGCGGGTGCCGCATTGCGCTCACAGACTCCGGTTCGAAAATGTGAAGCACCGACTCTGCGGGAAGTTCCTTCGTATCCCCTTCATCCTGTATGAGCCGGTAAAACAAGGGCGCTCCGTAAGAATCGATGCCAATGCCGTCCCGAAATGGAGTCGGCGCTCCCGATGTTCCACCGTCGCCAATGCGGTGCGTTTCTATTAGCTGCAACACAGGGCGGTTATTCGCGTCCCGTGTTTTGTGAACAAAATATTCGCCGTCCACGTCCACCGCCCGGCAGACAAGCGCCTGGCATTCGGCAAAAGAAAACCGTCGCGTGATTTCGCATTGCGACGACCAGTTTGCGAAGTATTCCTCAGCAGCCCTGTTCCACGCCGGGTCGGGCGATTGCGCCTGGGGCTTGATGCCGTCCCCCGTGGAGTAGATGGCCATGTTGCCAACCAGTTCCCGCACGAATCCTGAGTTTTTATGGAGATACCTGGAACGGCGCACCAACTCGTTTCGAACCGCCGGGGTGAGGTCTCGCTTGGTGTCTGTCGGGAGAACACCAGGCACACGGGATCGGCGGTAGTTGAAGTTTGCACCCTCATATGGGGTCCACCAAGCCTTCGGAACCAGTCGCTTTAGAATTAGAAAAAGGGGGTTCATAGCGGCAGATACCAAGGCACACGGGATTGAGCGACGTTGCGGCGGGGACCGTAGGTTTCGGGATCAAGTGTGCGCAGGGCGAACCTGCATTCCTCGAGGACATCCTTTACCGACATTGCAAACTGCTTTGTCGCGGTTGATCCGCTGTCGCCCCATGCCATGAGGGTTTTGCCCTCAAGAAGCATTTCTTTGGCTTTCGCCTGAATCTGGAGAACTTCAGCTACGGTGAAGCCGGTGGTGAATAGACCTTGAGCCATGCCGGGCGCGAGGTGTCAACGCGGCTCGTTCGGAGTCGGTTGAATGCGTGGCTGACGGCGCTGGCCATCCCAGTTTTCACCAAGGGCCGGTTCCCTTGCGCAGAGATGGTAACAAATAACCGTTGGCAGATGCCGACGGTGGGCGGTCGCCCATTGTTCTGCGAACATCACATCATCATGGGCGGCGCTGCCAAGGCTCCATGGGTAAGGTTTCTGGGACCCTGCATGCCAGAGCTGAAAAAATCCAATCGGCACATATCCGCGAAGCGGGTCAACGTATCGCGGAGAAAGGGGGCGGTTGCCGCCCGGCGCAATGAAAGCGCAATGGGAATGCTGCGGACCGTGCGCCCGGATCGTGCGCAGTTCGTCCAGACCAATCACATCAACCCGGTCGGCACCGTAAATACAGTTCTCGTCCAGGTGGGTGTGGTTAAAAAGAACCCGCCTGAAGTTATCCGGCAACGCGATGTCGGAATCGAGGTGCAACCGCCAGCCGTGATATTGCCAACGCGCCATTCCCGCATTGAGCGCGGCACCTTTGTTGAAGCGTCTGCCATTCTTGCGAAACAAATCGGTTTGCACGCAAATGGCACCATGCTTTTGAGCAACCTGCTGTGTACGGCGGTCCTCGTGGCTGGTGACCACGATCATCGTGTCCAAATGCGGGTGGTTCAATCCGAGGGTGACGTCCAGGAGATCGTCAAATCCGACGCATGCCGTGACCGCTTCAAGCCGGAGCGATTCGGCGGAGTGAGGAGATGAAAGAGCGTATTTCACGACTGATGCCGGGTGTCAACGCTGCCGCATCTCCATTTGCTGTTTCGTTCGTGGCGATCCATACTGCTTCGTGGATATGATACAAAACCCCTGCGCGCTCTGCCTCAAACCATCCAATCTGTGCAAATCGCATATTATTCCCGACTTCGCCTATAGCACGATAATCAACTATGATTCTCACCCGCGGATGGTGGTCGCTCGTGATGTTCCGACCGGGCGAGTGTCTGACCTAACCCGACAGACTGGGTACTGGGAGCGGCTGCTTTGCCAAGAATGCGAAGGCCAATTTAGCGCCTACGAAAAGTATGCCTCAGAAAACCTTTTCAACGCAACTATTCCTGAACCAAAAACCGCCAATGAAATGCTGGTGACCCTCCGTAACCTAGATTATGCCACGCTCAAGCTCTTCTTGCTCTCACTTCTTTGGCGGGTGGGTATTGCAACCAATCCCTTCTTTCGTTGCGTGACGCTCGGACCTCATCAGGCTCGATTACGTGAGATGCTCATCAACAAAAACCCGGGTCACTCGGACGAATACGGATGCCTTATCACGCCGCTTCTGCCTGAGCCGGATATTGACGTGAGGCAGCTTCTTTTTCAACCATTCAGGACTAGGACGGAGGGTCATAACGGGTGCCTTCTGTGTTTTCGCGGTTTCGCCCTAAACTTTTTCATCTCTCGGCATGCACTCAGACCAGGTGTCGCTAGCTCGTTTCTGAACGAAAATGGAAGTTTCGTCATGCTCTGGTCACGCATCGGCAGTTTTCAACCGTTGCGCACACTGTGGAGCCGGAACGTTTACGCTATTCGACGTGAGGCGTTGGCTGAGGGAGCGAATACTTCCGTCGGAATTCCTTCTACGTAAGCCTGCGCGCCGCGCCAAGAATTCTGTAGTCCACCACAATTTTTCCGACCGATAGCGGCGCAAACTGCTCAAACGCCGCAACCGTCAGGTCGATGGCATGGCCGGTGTCCCGTGCGGGACCCAGGTCAATCACCGGCACCGTGATTTTGTCGCCTGTTTCCAGATGCGTCACTTCCACTTTCGTTCCCCACGGAACTTTCGGGATCGGTGATCCTGCACACGGGCCGTAACTGAGAGGGAGCGCACACCCCTGAATGTTCGGCCGCTTTTTTGTGCTGACGCCACTGGCCGTTTCGCCGTCATCTTCAGGATCGTTCGCACCGCCAAACCAAGTGGCCTGGGCATTGCGAACCACGATGTCTTCGCCATCGACCTCAGCCGTGAACGCGAAGCTCCCGTCGCCTTTCAATATCTGCGGGCCATTCACGCCAAAAAGTTTTTTGAGCCAGGTGAACATGAGTTACGGGGTGGTTGTGCGGGCTGCGGCAGCCGCATTGTTCAAGCCGGTGGCGATGTTCTCGACGATGGTGGCGGATTTCGTTTGCCCGGCGGATTGCAACGCATCACCCGCGACGGTGCTGAGGCTTCCGGCAAGCTGCTGCCATTGTGCGCCGTCGTTCGGGCTCCAAATTTTAACGATCTTCGCCACGTCATCGGAGTTCACGATAGTGGTTTCATTCGCTCGCAGGCCGGAGGCAACGGAGTCGAGGAAGTCGGCTTTGAAGTTTTTGTCCACTTCATCTGTTGCCGTTGAAATCAGAACGTTCTCAGCGACGGAAAGGGCGCGTTGGCCCACGACCGCCAGGGTGCTGTCGATCTGAGGCTGGTGCGCCGAAATCCACGCGCAGCCGGAAAAGGCGAGCAGAGGAACCATGCACAAAAAGATCAGGGGCACAATTTTCGTGGGAAGAGTCGGTGCCCCGGTATCGTTCGGAACGGAACCGCCCGTGACCTGCTTGTCCTTTGTGTTCAAAGCGAACGCGCCGCCGGAGACAACAGCCACCAGTCCCGCCATACCGGTGACGTAGGTGCGCACCGATTCGGGCAGGAATGCAACGATGCCGGGGTTGATCGCAATGGCAGATGCCAGCACGGTGATCCAGCCGCTGAGGGTGGTGCGCCAGTTAGCGCCGAGGATGAATGTAAATAATGTGTTCATGAGATTGTTTCCGAGTCAACTGACGGGGCCGCAAAAACCTCCGTGACATCCTCGCCATTGCGCATCACGCGCCGGGCATTGCCCATCGCCAGCCAGCGGTGAATGATCACGTCGCAATAGGCCGGTGAGATTTCCAGGCCGAAAACGCGCCGACCGAGTTGTTCCCCGGCGATCAACTGACTGCCGCTGCCAGAGAACGGCTCGTAGCAGAGGCCGCCCTTGTTGGTGTGCTGACGCATTGGCACAGCGAAGCATTCCAGCGGTTTGGGCGTGGGATGATCGGGACGCTCGTCGTTATTTAGCCCTTCGATTTCCCAAACGCTCCGCCCGTAATCGGGCGTCTCCCTTGGCGGCTTGTTCCCCTTGATCCAGCCGAAGAAACACGGTTCGTGCGCCCACAAATACCATGACCGGGTCAGGATCGGGCGGTTCGGTTTCGCCCAAATGATCTGCTGATGGACGAACGCCCCGTTCTTTTCCCACGCATCTTCCACCATTCGTTGCCGTCGGCTGGCGTGCCAGCAATACCACGCGGCATGGGGCTCGATGGCGGCTTCAATTGCCGTTTTGATAAATCGGTCGTAAAGCTCGTTGTTCTGCGATGCATCGGCTTCATCCCAACTCGGGCCGTAGGTTTCCGACCAATCGGTGTTGGTCTTGGGGCGTGTGCCGGGATGGTTCGTGCCGTCATACCCGACCAGGTAGGGCGGGTCGGTGGCGAAGAGAATTGCCCGCTCGCCATTCATGACCCGCCGAACGTCGTCAACATTCGTGGAATCGCCGCACAGCAGTCGGTGGCTCCCAAGTTCATACAGGTCGCCCGGCTTCGTGATGGGATTGACCGGTGGCGGCGTGATCGTGCTTCCGTCACCCTCGGTGCTGTCCAGTCGTTTGAGTAAATCGTCGAGCGAATCTTCATCGAAGCCGGTAAGGTCGAGATCGATCTTACCGTCCAGTTCCTTGAGCAGCTCTTTCAGGCTGTCTTTATCGGCTTCGGCCAGTTCTGAAATTCTGTTATCAGCGACCATATCGGCAAACTCAGCCGCCTCGTTTTCGTAATCCTGAAAATCTACAGGGACTGTCGCCATCCCCAGAAGCTTCGCTGCGTCCAGGCGTCCGTGGCCCTTGATTATAAATCCCGACCGTTTCGACACCACGATGGGGTTTCGGAACCCTTGGGCTCCGATGATCTTTGCCAGCAGTTTGATTTGAGATTCTGGATGGCGGTTGGGATTTCGCGGGTTTGGCACCAGCTTCTCGGTTTCCACCATCTCGTCGTGGGCGCAGTCGATTCGAACGTCACTCATGCCGCTTAGCAGGTGTCAACGGGCGGTGTTGACACTCCGTGCGGCATCATGCGCCCCACGCTTGCACTCGACTTGGGAACCACGACCGGCTGGGCCGTGTGGAATGACGGCGTGGTCTGTTCCGGTGCGTGGCTGCTGGCAACGCCTCGCGAACTGCGGCAACAGCGGAAGACTGGCGGCGAACGCCGGGGCGATCTCCGCTTTCACCGGTTGCGCGAACACATCGCTGACGCGATTGCCGCCCACGGCATCGAGCAGCTTGTTTTCGAGGACGTCCTATTTCTCTCCAGCCAGGCGCAGAGCCAGCTCTGGGCATCGTTGCGGGCAACCGTCTGGTGTTTCGCTGGCCAGATGCCCGTCGATTGCGTTCACACGGGCACGCTAAAGAAATTCGCAACCGGCTGTGGCAACGCCCAAAAGGAAGCGATGGTGGCCGCCCTGGGCGTGCTGCCCGCGCCGTGGAACCGTCCTGTGGTCGACGACAACGAGGCCGACGCGCTGTGGATTCTGAGATGGAAATGGGCGCAAAAATGATACCTGGCAGGCACGGAAAAACTGAATGCAGGACGTGTGCCTGATAGCCATTCCGGGCATCACATTTAGTCAGATTAAGTCCTTCAATTACTCGGCCCGAAGAGTGATCACACGACCATGAAAACAAGCAAAACCACCACCGCAAAAATCACCACGGGAAACGAAGGCTGGGGCTTCAGTGCCACACTCCAATCGAACCTGAAATTGAGCGACGCCGCAACGGTGGACGCCTTTGACAGGGCCGTTCGCTTCACCGCAAAACGCCTCGACATGGATTTGGATTCAGCACGTCGGTTCCTGGATTCCCGGCTGGGTCGCCACCTGGCCGACCAATGCCACACCGCCAAGTCAGTGGAGCCAGATCTGGATGCCCTTTACGGCTCATGGAAGCGGGACGTTCGGGAGTTCCGCAGCGCAGCGATCAATACCACAGACGAAGCTTTCTACTCCTAATCGCAACATGAACACCATCACCGACCAGAAACGACTCGCTGCCGTAGCGGGCCTGATTGCCGCCGTTGCTGAGACCATTAGGGAATTGGACAGCGTGCCGAGCGGCTATCTTTACGCCCAACTGATGGGCCACATGAGTTTTGAGAGCTATGAAGCCGTCATCGGGTGGCTCGTGCGCTCTGGCGTGGTGCGCCGGGAAACTAGTCATTTACTGGTCTGGACCGGGCCAGTCGCTGCCACCGACAGCCAATCAAATTGTGTGCCTGCTGCGCATCAGGGCGAGCAACTAAATGCACATTCATAAGTGGATGTAATTTCGCAAAAGAGTGATCACAGCACCATGAAAACGCCACTGACCGCCACCGCAAAAGCCACCGCAACGATTGAGAACATCGCCCGCGAAATACTCGATTTGGAAACGCTTGAAACCCGCAAAATGGACAGCCTTGATTTTCATGATCTGGCTGTTTGGGAAATCCGCAAAGCACTGGAAGCCGCATACAACGCCGGGCGTGAAGCAGCAAATTCAAAAGGAGAATAACACCATGACAAAAACATCAAACCCCCTCGACGATAACTACGCAGTGTTCCGCGCCAATCCAGATTGCATCGATGGCGCAATCCAAAACACAACGGTTGCCCGCGCGGGGAGAGCCTTCGATTGGAAAATGCAGCAGTCGGTGCATGCCGTCGAAATCGCATTCAATAACGAACCCATCGGCACCACGCGCTATCTCATGGTGATCGACATGGCGGCGGCAAAAGCGCTGCGCGACCAGCTCGACGCGATCCTCTCCAAGCAGTCCTGATTCCAAAACCAAACCAACAACAGAAAGAACCAATACAATGAAAATTGAAATCCCATCCAACACCACGGCGAAGAAAATCCTCGCCACCAACAAACCGCCGCGCGGCGCAACCCACTTCCGGTTCTCGGACGGGAAGCGCAAGCCGGTGATCGACAAGCTCGCAAACATCGACACGCTGGCGGGCTGCACAGGCACCCTCGAATTCGGCAAGGTCACCTTCGAGGGCCGGGGGCGGTATGCGAAAGTGAAAGAATTCATCCCGGTCGCGCCGGAACCGGCACCGACAGTTACGATCATCGAAGCCAACCAACCTCCGGTTGTGATCGCCCAAGCCACCGACGTGACCGCGCCAAGCAAGGGACGAAAGAACAAGATTCACGGATTCTCCGCCTGCGCGGTGGCAAAGGCGCTCGGCGCGGCGGGCGTGAAGCACGAGGAAGCCGACCGCATCTTCCGGGTAAACGGGATCGAGATGCCGAAGGCGAGTCTATCGGTGCAACTCGGTTTCGGGCGCAGGCCTGCCACCTGGGATCGGCATGGGAAACCAGCTGAACTCACCGAGGAGCAGATCGCAGGGCTCCGCAACGGCGGGTTGGCCTGATGCCGGATCGACAACTTTCGAGTCAGTTCGCCGCAGGCTGATCATCGTCGCCGGAAGTGGCGTGTTCATCTCCCTGCACCGCTTCCCGTCCAATCAGCTTGAGCATGGTCGCAGCAGCCGTCTGCATCCCCTCACAATCAAACATGTGATTTGGTCGGCTCCCAATCTGTAACCACGCCCACTTACCTTTGTCTTTCACCCGGTGCTCGGACTCCATCTGTTTTAAATAATCTTCCGGCACATCGTCGGGAATTTCCCACGTCACACCGTTGGCCGGGTCCTGGTTGCGGCGTAACCGCGCCAGCGAATCCTTGATGTTAAGGTTGCTCCAGTAATGGACGTGGCACCAGCGGCTCGCGCCGAGCACCACCTTCCGGCGGGGCGAATAGAACCGCTGAATCGATTTTCCGTTCTTGGTCTTGTGGACAAACGTCGTGCGGCGGTCGCCCATGAGCGCCACCCAACCGCGCTCGGAGCATTGCTTGTAAACCTCATAGGTGGCGTTGCCTGCATCGACGAACACCAGGTTTGAGTGAATCGAAAAACGCTTCTGCAAGGCTTCAACGTCCTCGAAAGTGAGGATGCGCTCGCACCAGAGCAGGCGGGATGACCCCTCGGCGCTCCATGACCGGATAACGACATAGAGATGGTCGATCTGGCAGTCGACGGTCATAACCCGAAGCGGAATCATATGTCGCCCCTCTTCAAAAGGTGGCGGAACGATTTTACCGAATCGGTCGATGCCGCCTTCGTCGCACCACAAATCCCCCATGCAATATCCAGAGCGAGTAATATCCAGTTTGAAATCCTCGAGGTATTCACGCCACGCCAGCCCGAGCCGCTTCTGATAGAACTGCTGGATCAATGAAGTATCGCCTTTGCGGGCGACTTGCTTGGCCCGGAGATAAAGTTCCGCAAGCTTTCCCCACGACATCGTGGCCAGGGCGTTCCAGTGGAACCCGACATTCTCCCGGGCTGCCCGCAAGTTCTGCGGAACGAATTTTCCTGAGGCGTTCAGCCTGCGCCGCATCTCGTCCGTGTCGGGCAGATAGGTATTGCACGACGCGCACCGCAGCGCCGTCGTTTCATGGACCCGCATGAAATCATATTGCTCGTTCTCATCCTTGCAGTCTTTTGACCACTCCACGTTTTCCCAGAGGAACGGCTGCCGGTGGCCACACTCAGGACAGGCGAACGTCCACTCCCGCATATCAGTGGTTTCGAATTTCCGGTGTGTGTCGTCGTCCTCCTCGCCGCCCTGACTCATGAAGATGCATTTGCCCAGCCAGCCGAAGGCGGTGACGCGGGCCTCTGCCTCCGCCATGTGGCCGGTCGGAAATTGCCAGGTCTCATCTGCGAAAAGCCAGCGGATGGACCGGCGCTGGAGGTTGGTGCGGTTGTGTGCCCCGGCGACCCACAGGGTCATGCCGTTGGCGAAATGGATCGTCGTGTTACGTTTCTTGTGGCGGTCAGCTGGGTAGAGCGCCCGGACCGGCTCGCACACATCAAAAAGTTTCTGGAGGCGGGACTCGGACTGATCTTTAGCATCCTCGTCCGTTTCGTTGAGCCAGAGGGTTGGCCCCGGCATGTTCGCGACGATATACGCCAGTGCGATCTCCGAAACGGTCGTCTTGCTGGCCTGGACCGCCGCGATGATTGAGATAAGCCGCACCCTTGGATTGGTGATGGCATCGAACACCTCCCGGATCTGCGGCGAGTTTTCAATGCGGAACGCGCCGGGGTTCGGAGAGTATGGGATGGCTTTGATGTGTTCCTGCGCCCACTGCCAGATCGGGCGGCGGTCAGGCGGCACACAGACGCGCCGCCACAGATCGTCGTAAAAACTCATCGTTTACACTGCCTCCCGCAACACCCCGTCGAGGGCGTCCTGGTTGATCTGCTGAATGGCCACTGCGTCTTTGCCGACGCACAGGGGAGGAAGTTCCAGGGTGAGTTTTGCAAAAAGGAGATTTTTCAAGACGGCGAATCGCTGGCTCCACTCCGCTTCCACATCGGCTTTGAAAACGTAGAGGCCTTTTTTCAGCGCGACCTTCAGCTCCCGATCTTCAATTTCCGCCAGAAGTTTCCGGGCTTTGAGGGCTTCGGCGTCCGGGGCGAGCCCGGCTTTCAGATCATGCGCATCGATGAAGCTGCGCCAGGCGACAATATCGTGAGTGCCGTTGGCCGAGGGGTTGGGGGCGTCCTTCTTTTTTCGCCAGGAGTAGAGGGTTTGCCTGGTGACTCCGAGCACACGCGCCAGCTCCGCCACGTCCTTGGCTTGCGTGACTGTCTCGTTGCTGCCAGCGGCCCGCGCCCGGATGACCGTCAGCTCGTTCGCATTGAGGGTGCGCCCGGTTGAGACCTTCTTTACGACATTTTTCCAGTTGGCTTCCAGGACCCGTGAGGCCATTTCTGGCGTGATGGCAGATGTTTCGCTCATACCGCCGGGCCGGGTGTCAAAAAGTGTCAAGCTTTACACTGCCGGGAACGGGTTCCCCCTCTATGAGGACGGGAAAAAGTGTAAAGTTGGAAAAAAGTAGTCCTCTCTTAAACTCACCAGGCGTCGCGCCAACCCCAAGCCGAAGGCCTTCCATTAAAAGATTCCTTTTTTGACCAGCCCACATGTTGGCCGACGTTCGCACGACGTTCGCACGACGTTGGCGCGTGTCGCGTCAACGCTTCGCTTCCAAGCGCTTAAGCGCCTCGCGGCACTCGCGAAGAGTGCGCCGCAACTCGTAGAAGTAATCAACCACGTTGAAGATCAGATGGCCCAACCCGAAAATCGCAGCAACGACTCCGATTTCAGCAAATATGAATAGAATGAAGTTCATGGTTCAGGCTTGCTATCAAAGGCGTTCGTAGAGGTCCGCGAACCACTTCAGTTCGTTTTTCAGGACGCGGCGAGAATCCTCCGGCCAGGTGCTGAGCGGGTCTTCATCCATCCGCTTGTTGAACCAAAGGCGAAAGCCGTCGAGAAACCGGGTGAAGCGCACCCACGGTTTGTTCGGGTCAGGCGGCTGGTCTTTCTTGTCTTCGGGTTGTGGAATAATCCCGGTAGCAAGGTAGGCTTGGCGCACTGTGGTCGTGTCGTTCAAATCGGACACATGTGTCCGATTTGCCAAAGCCATATAGCGTCGGGCGGTGCGGTCGGTGATCTCAGGCACGTTCGCGTCGAGCCATTCCAGCCAGCTGCCGTGGCCGAGCGATTCTTTCTGTTGGATGAGAAGTTGGCCGCACTCGATGGCTTTAGCGACAGCCTTCGTTGCGAATTCGCGTGTCTGGGATACGAGGTGTTCGCATTCGCGATATGCCTCTTGAATTTGCGGTGCCAGGTTGAGTTGAAGTTGTTCGGTCATGCCCTATTTCGCTTTGTCAATTTGCGGCGTTGATGAACGGCCTTTGCCCGGTCACGGTAAGATGTTCTGGCCCGTTTCGATTTCATCGACCGCGCCGGTGGCAGGCCGAACTTCGTACACCACTCGACAGCGATCTTTGAGAACGCCTGCTTGGTGACCTTATGTTTGGCTGCAAGCTCCGTTGCGCTCTGGCCTTCGATTGATAGGACGCCCGTGCCGTAGCACACAGCGTCGAATACGAGTGCGGGGTTGGCGCATCCACGCATCCTGGCACAGAAAGAGGCCAGAACATCACTGCGAGCCTGCGCATCGGAATTTTCCTCGCCACTGGCGCGACCATCCACCTGCTCGGCGATATCGGGCGTGGTGGCAGCGAGAGGTGATTCCGCAAGATCGCCGTCGAGAAGAGTTCCTCCTCCATCTTTCGGCAACATCGGCGTGAGCAGTCCATCCGATTCCATTTGGCGGCGCTGCTCCGGCGGCATTTCTTCGATCCACTTCTTCACCTCGGGCGATTGGAATGATTCGCGGTATTGCCGGTCGCGTTCGGCTTGGCGCTTGGCGTAATCGTCAGACATGGCGGCGACCTCCTTCCAAGCGGAGATGGGACACTGAGGGGGTGCGGAGAGATAGTGTCCCGCATAGTGTCCCCGGTTTTTTACCCTGATTTGGGACACATGGGACACTGGGGACACTATATTTTGAATGTATACGTGTATGCGCACGCGGGCGCACACACGCGCACCCGCGCCCGGGAGAAAAACGATTAGATGCCTCTGCCCCTAGCGTCCCAGTGTCCCAAACTATTGCAAGAAACTCGCTTTGAGGCACTTGCGAATGGGACACTTCGAGGGCATTTACGACACGTTCAAAAAGGGCATTCAACATAAGCCTCCTCCTTTACTGGTAGAATGATCCATGCGCGGCTTGCCCCGTGGTGCATCCTTCTCTCGATGCCCGGGTAATTTTGTGCCTGGAGCTTACCGAGAAGTCGCCCGATTTGGTCAGGCGTGTACTTTGCCGCAACGTGCTTCGTGGTTTCGTCGGCCATCATTTCAGACAGGAGTTGCGTTGCGGAGCCTGTCCATTCCTCGCGGTTTGCGTCTGAGAAGATCGAAGCCTTGAACATCGCCAGCAGTTCAACAAAAACGCCAGTGCGACCCGACTGCCGGGCTTCCTCGAGCAATTCGGCGTGGTGATAGCATTTGACGCCGAAGCGGGCATCTCCACGGCATTGTTCCGGGATTTCGTAATCGCGCAGGAATCCTGCGAAATAGGGAAGCTCGGCACGGATACGGTCGGCTGCGTCGGTAAAATCCCGCTCCACATTGGCGACCTTGAAGAGCATCACCTTGTCCAGGAGACTCATCTCGACGTCTGGTAGGATGCGGATGGACTCCGGGTCGGCGTTGCATGTGATGATCACCCGGCCCGCCCACGGTAGCATGAGCTGGTCGCGAAACTTCGGGTGATACTGGAAGCTGTAATTGGCCGGGATCTTCTTCAGCATCGCAGAATAGAGCTGCTGCTTTCTTGGATCGGACGATGGGAGCGTGTCGTCCACGGTCCAAAGCCCCACCTCGAACAACTCCTTATTGAACCGCGATTCCCCGAGCAGATAATCGCTCGCATCCATGTGGCCGCCCATGATGCCGCCAACGAGAACGTTCGAGATGAGGGTCTTACCGAGGTTCACGTCACCGGCAAGAAAGGGCACCTGACCATTCCGGGGTTTGCCCGCGAGAGCGTTCCGATAGGCATACGCCAACCAGGAAAGAAAGAACGCGAGTTGCTCCGCCGGATCAAAAAACCCTTCGAGGAGTTTCGCGATGTAGGGGAAGTTGAGTCCCCACGGTTGCGGACCTTCGGCGGGAACGATGAGACGTGACCGCGCGATGTTGAGATATCGCTTGCCGCTGAAAGTGATCACGGCGTCGCGCTGGTAGATAAAGGGCGCGGCACCGTCCACGCTCTTTGCCTGCTGTATCTGGTTGATTACCTCATCCATCTGGGAAGCTGCGACGCCGCGCTGGCGTTCGTCGGAGATCCCATGGGCGACGCGGAGATTAAGCGTGATGTCCTGGCGCTTGAACAAACGCCACACGCCCTCGATCTTGCGCCAATAGTCGCGCCCGTCGAACCACACGCCCTCGATGGCCGCGCCCACCGTGTCAGCGCGGTATGCATCCACAAATTTGCGCCCGAAGATTTCACCCCACGGCACGAACGGTTTCGGCCCTGTGAAACACTGCATCCCGGTGGAACGAACGATTGCCGCCGTCGGATTGTTGGCGCTCTCATCCCAGAACCGGACGCCCCGAGCGCCTTCCTCGAACGGACCGCTCCACTTTCCGGGGAACCGGGCATCGAGTTCCTCGGCCACGCGGGAAATTGGAATCTTATCACCGTAACCCGACCAGTCGGCTTTCTTCGACACGGTGTAGAGCCAGGAGTGCAGAAGGTGCGCCGGAAGCGGCGTGGGGTGGACAAGCTCCCAACCTTCGCCGCAGTGGTAATACTGCGAGACGGAATAAAATGCGTCCTCATCGAGCGCGGGAAAGATTTTCTTCAAGCCCAGTTCCCGCGCCAGCTTGCGCAGAAATCCCTCGGTTACTTTCGCGCCGAACACCGGCACCCGCGTGGCGAAGAGCCACAGGAGCCGGATGTTCCCGGAGAATGTGGAGCCGATGTAATTGGGCGGATAATCCGGGGCCGCTCGGCGCAGGAACGCTTCGCGCTCACCGGGTGCCACCGGGCTGTCGTAGTCGGCCACCACCGCGTGCATGAACACGGCGGGGTTCGCGTCGCCCACGCGCATCGCGGCGTGCGTGCCCTCGAACCCGGAAAAGAACAGGCTGTCGGTGGAAGGCATCGCGCACCATCGCCGGAAATCGTCTTTTGAGGCGTGGTGAGGCGTGGAGCCATTGCGGTATTCCCAAGGTCGCGCCTCGATCACGGACGAGGAGGCGAGGTTGGTGAGACAGAACAGATTGCGGGATGAAAGGGTGTCGTCGATAATCATTTGCAGTAGCGGTCGGAGACCTGGGTTTCGGCCTCGAGGGGGATGCCGGGCATCCAGTCAGGGCATGTGGTCATGAGACGGGCGATCTCGGCAGCGGCTGCCGGAGCGGATGCGACGGGCACCTCGCAGACCACCTCATCGTGGCAATGGAAAAGAATCTGGAACCCGGCGCGCTGGACGCGCAGGAGTCCCTCTGCAAAAACATCGCGGGCTGTGGCCTGAACCAGATTCTCAGCCAGGCGGCCCCCGTAAAACCTCTGCACGGGCCCGCCGCGCTCGGTCTGGAAAGTCCAGCCGCCGTCGGAACGCACGTTGAAATAGGAAAGCTTGCGGCCGCTTGGCAGTTCGATTTCAAACGTGCCCTCGCGCACGGACCGGCGGCAATCGGTTTGCAACCGGTTCCAGAGACTTGTGATCGCCCGGTTGGATGACCGGAACGCGGCCACGGTTTCGTGGGCCTCACGCTCGCCGATCTCCAGGCCGCACATCATTTTTGCGATGGTACGGAACTTATCCGGCCCGCACCCATAGCCGAGTCCGAGCACCCGCGCTTTCGCAAGGGCGTAAAGGTGGGGGTCTTCCTTTTTTAAATTGCCGCCGCGCCAGCCCATCGTGTTCCGGGCGTGTGCCTCGTACAAGGGAGTGCCGCCCGCGATTTGATTGAGAAATGCACTGTCACCGCAGAGCCACGCGAGGCATCGGGGTTCGATCTGCGCCAGGTCGCACGCGATGATCGTGTGGCCTGGGCGAGGAATAAGGCACGCCCGCAGGTCTACGCCATAGCTCTCGCCGCGAGGAAGATTCTGGATGTTGAATCCGGCATCGCCGCTCCACCGACCGGTGGCTGCGCCGAAATATTTCAGACCGTAGCCCATGCACCCGTCCGTTGGGCGCGTTCGAGACCGCATGGTTTTAAGTTTTTCGAGGAGCGCGTTGCTTTTTCGCCAGTCCCGCATCGCGCCGACCCACGGATATTGAGTCCCGTGACGGCGCTCCCAAGCCTCGCATTCCGGGTCATCCTCGGATAGCGACGGCGGCGGCGTAATTCCAGCCTTGCGACAGGCCTCGCCCAGAGCTTTGGGGGAGAGAACCGGGGAATCTCCATCTGCCCACGGGATCAAGCGAGCTGCCTCAAACTTGACCCGTTCGAGATGCGCGATCCCGGCTTCGACCCGGTTATTGTCGATGTAAATGCCGCGCCAACCGATCAGCATGGTCTGTCGGGCGAGCGCCCGCTCGTGATCGGGCCATTGAGATGAATATTTCTCCCAGATGGCGAGAGAGGCTTCCGCATCGCGGATCGCGTAATTACGCATATCCTCGCCGCGTCCGGCATCCACCACGTCCTGCCATGTGCGGCCCTTCATCCATCCGCGCAGGTCCTTCGAGATATCTTCACCGAGCAGCCCTTTCGCCGCGCCTGAGAGCGCCCGAATGCCGCCGGAGTAACACGAGAGGTTGGCCGTGCAATGCCATTCCGCAAACCGGACATCATCTGGGATAACGCCCAGTTCCATCAGGCGCAGGAACACCATGCCGTCAAAGGATGCATTGTGGCTGACCAGCGTTTTGCCTGAGAGTTGACGCCAATCGAAATCCTTCGGGTGCCCGACGAACTCAATACCTTCCCCGGCTACGGAAACGAGGTATGCGTCGAACCTGGGATCATTGACGTAGTGCCAGATCCCGGCGTCGCCCACCGAGTAATCGCGGGAGTAAAACGTCTCGAAATCAACGGCAATTGCCATTTATCCCCCTTTCGATGAGGGACCGCAGAACGGCGCACGCAGCCATGCGGTCGATGTTTTCGAGAGCCTTGCGGAGGTGGTCGAACCGATCCAGGGCCCGCATGCACCGGTCGTAGCGGCGTTTGCGGAAACAGCGGATTGCTTCCTTGGAACACACCAGCATGCCGCGAAGAACTGCGACGGCGTCATTGGCGAGCGCAGAGGTTTCCCTGCGGGATTTTGGAGTGAGAACCAGCGGGCAGCGTAGGAAAATCGAGAGGGCGGTCCAACGGCGAAGCTGGGAACGAGTGTCGGCTGCGATCAGGCCGAGGAGATCCCGCGTGTCATCAGCGGAATGCGAAAAAGAAGAATGAGAAAAAGGCGTCATAGTGATTTGATCTGAGTTGCGAATTCCGGGGCGGGGTGACGCCTTGCTCCGCCGCACCCCCTGAACTCTCTGTTGTTAGGTTTTCGCTCCGCCCCATTAGCCGAGCAGGCCGAGGGCGAAGGTGGTGAATTCACCGTTGTGTCGCGCCTCATGGCGCAGGTTCGGGACATGAATGAAATTCATCCCAACCTTCTCGCGCTTGGAGGTGAGCGCCCACGAACCGGTGTGGAGTCCATCCTTCAGCGCGAACTGACTCGCGGTAATGATGGTCTTGCCCGCCCGCGTGAAACCCACGCCCCGCAGCGTCCAGAGCGCCAGCCCATAGGCCGCGCCCGCGAACTCATACGGGAAGAGTGGGTTCTCCTCGAAGGGCGAGCGGATCAGCACCAGCGCGTGCAGGATCGGCGAGAACGGCGGGCGCTCATTGTTGCGCCAGTCGATCCAGCCACCGGCCCGCCGCACTTCATCGAGCGTGTCGAAGATGCGCGGAAGCTCGTCGCCGCCGTATGCCAGGTTTTCCTGATACTGCTTCTTGATTCGCATGACCGTGATGTTGACCGGCGCGGTGCCGTCGCTGATCACGAGTTCCTTGTTGTAAACATACTGACCAGGCGTGAACTTCTCCGAGAGAGGGCCCACGGCCTGGACGAGATGCAGTTTCGGAATCACGAAATCTTCCGACAAAAACTCGCCCTCGACAGGCTTGGCCGGGATGGCCAGCTGCGCGTGGGACTCGTCATCATGATCAAGCGGCGGTGCCGCCGGAATCGGTGCCGGGATTGCGTGGGTTTGTTCCGCCTGCGATGCGGCGGGTTTCGATGCGGGTTGTTTGAATGATGTCTTCATTTGTAGTTTATCAGTTTTTGGTTTTTGCGAGGTAGAACGACTCTTTCGCCGTCTCGACGATGCCGAGATCGGCCAGGGCCTCGCTGAGCTCCTGTTTCGCCTTGGCTTTGCCCCCACGGGGAGCGGCCTCGGCAAAAGTGTTTTCCAACTTGGGTAGAGAGACGTCGGTGCATCCGATGAACTGGTCGGGTGTCATCCGGTCGCGAACGGCTGCCCATGCCGCCATCGGGTCAGTGATCTTCCGGGCTCCGGCGCGGGTGCGCAGCTCATGACCGGGGATTTCCTGGCCGCCGAGCCGCATCTGGAGGGCGTGGTGCTTTACGGAGTCGCACCACTTTTCAAGGATACGCGCCACCTTCAGCGCCCGGCTCATCATCGTGGGATCGAATATCTGGCCGGGATGAAACTGATCCGGGATCTGGAGTTCGCCCTCATACCCGTTGGCGATGGTGAGCGCGTGCCGGTGAAGGGCGGCGCAGGTGGCCTGGCGCGAGCACCAGAGACAGTTGTCGGTGGGGTAAAGTTCCGGCTCCGGGATTTCACAACGCGAAATGATCGTGGAAATTCGCAGCCGCAACCGGCCCACGTCGGCCCGTGTGTATTCGGCCACGAAAACCTCGTCCCGACGGGGGAGGAGGACGTGCGCCTGGATCAAATCAATGCCGGGGAATTTCTCGAATGCGCCGAGGACGTATGCTTGAACCTGCGGATTGATCTCGGAATCGGGCACGCTGTTTCGCCCGAATTTGAAATCGACGAGATCCGCTGACCGCAGGCTCGGGGAAATAAGCAGATAATCTGCGGTGCCGAAGGTCAGGCCTTCGGCGATATTGAACTGAATTTCGCGGTGGATTTCCACCGTGCCCGCCATGCGTGCGGATGCTTCGAGGTTTTCCACGTAACCCCGGCACATCTCCACGACCTGCAATTGTTCATCGCCAAGGCCATCGAGTTTTCCGGTTTCGAGGGATTTGTGGAGTTGGTGACCTTCCTCGGCGGCGGGGCTGGATTCGTCCGTTTTTTCAAATCCCGGGCAGACCTCCTTATAGGCGAGCGAACTCGGGCTGTATTTTGCGTGTGAGCGATCAACGCCCGGTTCAGGTGATGGTGTATTCATAGGTGTGTTGGTTTTCTGTTCAGGTTGGAGGTCGCCGTCGTTGAGCGTGTCGATGCACGCGAGCTTGGCTTCCACAGCCGCGCAGGCCCGTTCCTCAACGGTTCCGGCGGCGAAAATGATGCGTTGGATGGAATGCGCTCCCCCGGATCGGTGAACGCGACCGAGTGCCTGCCGGAGATCCTGCGCACTGAATGTCGGACTGATGAGAGCGAGCCGGGGTGTCTGCCCGGTTGGATCGTGCAAGGAAACGCCAACGCCCCCGGCGCGGATATTGCAGACGATCACCTGCGCCTCGTTCGCCTGGAATCGACGGATCGCTTCCTCGCGCTCAGCAGCGGGTTGACCGCCGTGGATGACACAATCCGTGCCGCAGCGCTTTGCCGTCTCGTGCAGGGTCTCGTCAAAGTTGACGAAGATCGCGACGCTCATCCCTTCGGCTACGGCGTCGCCTGCCATTGATACGAACGTGTCGATCTTGAGACGCTCGATGGATTGACGAGCACGGAGCTGGATGGTCAGGTGATTCGCGGCGGTGGCGTCGATTTCCTCAGCGATCTCGTCTTTTCGCACTTGGTCATCGGCGGCTTCCGCGCGGTTGAGGTCGATCTTGAGCTGGTCGTAGATCGCCTGGATTTCAAGTTCCTGGCCCGTGCCCACGGGTTCCGCGATGATTTGCGTGGCCGGAAATTCCGGGATGTCGGCGATCCTCATGCGCGACCCGGCGTGAAGGTCGTTGAAAATTTTGTGATGAATTCGAGCCAGGGATTCCGTGCCGCCGTCAAACTCCATCCCGAACCGGCCTTTGCTCACGCCGTGTGCGCGGGCCCACGTCCAGTAATTCCGAAGATTGTGAAGGCCGAGGGCGAAACCGATGGCCCGCATTTCCAGCGGATTGCTGGCTGCCGTGGCGGAGAGAAGGAGAATCCGGATGCGCTGGCGCTTCGCGGCGATCAGCAGCTTTGCGTTTTGCGAATCCCGGGCCTTGCACCGCTGCACCTCATCCAGAACGAGAAGTGCATATGGCGGTAAGTTCCAGATGAACTCGCCGTTCTCGAATTTTCCGAGGCCCGATTTCCCGGTCTTGATTGCCTCATAATTGATGATGGTCACGACTTTTGCGCCAAAGAGGGCGGCCACCTTTTTCCATGCGGGCAGCACCGCCTTTGGAGCCACGACCACCAACAGCAGGCCAAGGCGAACGGCGGTGGCGACGGCGACATAGGTTTTTCCTGTACCCGGATCGCTCGTGTCCGCCGCCGCACCGAGTCTGACAAGCGCATCGGCGATGCGGTCGGCATGATCGAGTTGATAATTGAGAAGGCGTTTGATCATCTGTGGCGTGCTGGGTGATCCGTCGTGGAGCCTTGATCCCTTCCACTTTTTTTTCGGAAACCTGGCGATATTCCACGGCACACGAGAAACGCCCGGATGCGTTTGATGGCCCGGTGGTGAGTGGAGTAGGCCATGCCTGCCGCACGACGTGCATCTTCCGAGTCGAGCGCGGAGTGAAGTCGGCAAAGCTCGCGAAGTTCCTCGGGAAGATCCGCGAGGGCATCATCGAGATCCATTTGCAGCGCGTGGATGTCGGCGCGATCTTTCCGGGGCGCACCATCTTCGGTTAGCGAGTCCTGAATGCTCAGGGCGTCATTCCACTGAGTGTCGCCAGTCGGGTCGCCCGGCCAATCCGAGTTGAGCGAGAATGCCTCCTTCCGCCTGTCGCGCTTTTGGCGGTCAGCATGACGAGCAAGATCCGTCACTTTGTCGCGAATGGCGGCGAAAAGATACGTGGATCGTTTCGCCACCGATTTATCAAATCGTGGCAACGCCAGGTGCCCGGCGAGGATCAGCGTTTGCAGAATGTCATCTGCGTCCGCCCATGTGTACCCGTAATTTCCCACGAGGCCCGCAGCCTGGGCCATTGCAATGCGCACGAGTTCGGCGTCGTGCTCGCCATATTTGTTTTGAAACATTCGTCCTTTCCGGCGGGTTGCCGGAGAGGCCGTGTGGGCGGAGCGTGTGCGGAATCAGGCGGGAGGCGCGCATGCCGAAAAGCAAACAGGCCGTTGCGAGAAACGCTTTCGCGTTCGCCCACAACGGCCTGCTCCTTGAGCCATGCCTGTTGTCTGGTTCTTTTGGTTGGTTGCTATTCCCCGAGGAGCATGCGGAACGGCAGCCCGTGTTTGACTTCAATCAGTTCGATCTGCCCGGAGGAGATCCCGTCGAATTGGTGGAAGAGTTCCACGACTTGCGCTTTGAGCGAGAAGCAGGGATTGCTCTTTTCGAGATGCGACCCGTTGTCGCCGCCAAACTTGACTTCTCGGATGACCTTCGGGGGTGGGTCAAAAACGGGTTCGCCATTCTTGATCCCCAGACGCTCGATGCGCCCGAAGTTGATTTCCTGCATCCTGCGCACAAGGGTTTTCCGCCCCGGCGACAGCCGTTCATAATGAGTAATGTTCATTGTCTTGGTTTTGGTAGTCGCGGGTTTTGTTGAGCCACCCCCGGTGCGACGACGCCGGAGATGGCGAAGTCGTCAGGGTTTTGAGGAAAACTCGTGGAGAAGGTCGGCGGCAGCGCACTCGGCGTTGTCGCTGCTATCGGCAGACAAGTCGGCGAGTTGTCTTTTCCGGACATCGTCGACCGAGTTAAGATCGCCGGAGTTTAACCAGGTTGTGACCTGCTCGATGTCGAAGCGCACGATGTCGCCCAATCGATATGACGGGAGCCCCCGTTTTCTGAGATTGAACAGGTGTCGTTGGGAACAGCCCAGGTAGGCCGCCAAACGGGACGAGTCCCATAATCCGCACGTTGCAGGTTCAGTTGAAGTAGTTGGTGGCTTGCGCATACGAGAACCATGCGCTGTCAACTGGAACTCGTCGGTAGGAGCAGGAATAGGCCACGCAAACCCACATATGGCTGTGCGTTGCCTATGATAGTCCCAAGATTGGACGGAAATAGCCTATGCAACCCTATGTAGGGTTTGACGGTTCTATTGGGGACAGCGCAATTGCGCCGGAATACAGTGGCACCAGCATGAAAACTGAATCCACATTCCATCGAATCAAGAATCTGAAAGTGACTGGCGGCTTTCTCGCCGGGATAGACCTCTCATTTAAGGACGGTCTTAACTGCATTATCGGGCCGCGAGGCAGTGGAAAGAGCACCACGTTGGAGCTTATCCGGTATGCGCTCGGCGTGCTGCCGGGGCGTGATGAGCGTGACCCGCTGCGCAAACGCATCCAGTCACTGGTCGAGACCACCCTTGCAGGCGGGCGTGTGGAACTCGCTATCGAAACCAAGGACGGAATGACTTACACCGTGAACCGGGCAGCCGGGGAGGACCCTGTTCTCGTCAGTAGTGAAGGGACCATTCTTCCTAGCGAAACGCTGCGTTCACAAATCTTCCCGGCGGACATCTACAGCCAGAACCAGATTGAAAACATCGCGGAAACGCCCCATTACCAGTTGGCCCTTCTGGACAAATTCAAGGAGTCGGAACTCCGGGATGTTCAATCGCAACTGGATGAAACCGCGAGGAAGCTCCAATCCAATGCGGCGCAGATTCTTCCGCTGCTTGCCGAAAAGACTAATCTTTTGGGGGAACTTACTCAACTGGAGGCGGTGCGGGAAAAACTAAAATCCTTTGCCAAAATTGAAGGACAGGATTCGGAGGAAATGAACCGGGTCCATGCGGCCAAGGCTCTTCGAGACCGGGAAATCAAGGCTATTGACCATGCGCGCGGGCAGTTGGCGGATTTTCACAAAAAGCTCGGGAGCTATATCGGCTACTATGCGACTC